TTTCCTTTTGTCTTTTTTCGTACCTTTCCATCCACTCAACATTCAATTGCTTATTCTTGTCCTGCATAGCCTTGACTATCGCAGCATGTTGGTTGTCAAAGTATTCTCCAAATGATGTCATTTTTTTAAACATATCCCCCCTAGCCCGAATATGGGTCTAAACAATCTAGTTTATCATCTATATCTTCTTTTGTAGGAAATCTACCCATATCATCTTTGGAGAGAAATAGTTCTCCACTACGAAATATATCAAACTGTCCTCTTTTACCTTCTTCTATACCGCACGTATCTAAAACATTATTATTAATGTGAGCCGACAAACTTGCCGCTTGAGGATAGTAGTTTCAAGTCCCACAATATTTTATGACAAACATAAGCCCCTTAGTTTAAACTGTATCTTCTATCTACGTGCCTAACCCTTTGGTCTAAACCATGATCATAAACGTAGTAGCTATTAATTAACCCTTCTATATTTTCATCCCAATATTTTATAAATTTACCAATTCTTGGAAATTCTGGTGTTACATCTTCTGTCTGCCATATAAATTCATTCAATATACTTTCATAGTCTGGCATTTGATATATTACTTGTACAGTTGCGATAGTCTTTTTTTTGATTAGTATAGCTACCATATACAGTTACCTCCATGTGCCGAGTTTTCCTCCAGAAACGATGATGTCTGAATTTCCCTCATCAAGCAATCGTTTAATGTGTTTAAATAGTTCTTTCATATTACTACCTCTTACCCTCATCTTTCGGGTTTCACCTGAGTAAATGTATACTCTCATTTCCACCCTAATGCTTGATTTGATCCTAATGGTGTAAAACTTTCTCCACAACCACACACTTGACCTGTACCCAATCTTTTAAATATGAAGCCCTGTTCTACTAAATTTTTATCACTATAATCTAATTCTATTCCGCCTATAACAGTATGTAGTTGTATTTGGTTAATTATTAACCTAACATCTCCATGAAAATATGCTGAATCTGCTGCAGTTCTTGTGTCTGTAGTTTCTATTGTAAACTTCCATCCAGAACATCCACCAGACTTTGCACCAATCTTCAAATAAGTAGTCTGAGGATCTAACCCTTCAGCTTCTAGTGATTCTAGAAATACTGTTTGAGCCCTTTCCGTCATAGATACTCTTGTATCACTCATACTATCCGCCCTGACCGCGATACTTCTTCCAACTCTTTTTCTTGTGTTTATTTTTGGGTCTAGAATTTTTAGACCTACCAATAGATGTTCGTTTTGGTTTTGGATTCCGATTTCTTATTTGGGTTGTCCCAAATGCACTTCTTTTGGCCATGTTCCATCCTCATTTTTGTGACTGTGTTCAATTTGCACTCTTGAAATTTCATTATGCAATTTTACCAATTCAGTTGTTGTTAAATAATGTAATCCGTTTTTCATCGCCGACCAGACTTGTTCATGTGTCATGTCATTAAATGCGACACTAATGTTACTCATGTTTCTTTCAAATATATTTGTAAAGTTAATCATTCTTTCCTAAATTTGGTTCACCTCTGTCATAATATTTAAATTCACCTCTTTCACAACCTCCAACTCGTTTCTTCCTAAAATATGCTTTATCTGTATACACCTTACCTTCGTATTCACACTCTGCAAAAAATGGAGTCATCCCGCGTGGCCAATTAATTTTTTCTGGTGAACAACCGAATAAAAATAACATTACAAAACTTAGTAATGCTATTTTAACCATAAGGCCTCTTTTCTGTATTTTTATGTGGTACTTCTTTTTCTACACATTGTCGATAAGGTCTAGTGTTATTTCGATTAGACCACCTAGTACCTCTCTGATGACCATCATCCCCTATCCAATATCCAAAACAACCTGCCTTAACTTGTCTTACTGTTTCGCACCCAACAACCATCCATGTAACCATCATTATAAAGATTAATAATAGTTTATACACTAATTTCTCCGTTTCTCTAAATTGTTACCTTTGTTATTCTCATCTACACATTGGTAGTAAGGTATTTTAGCATCTTTGTTAAGAGCTCTAGTTCCTCTTTGAGGCCCAGGCCCTTTAACCCAATGTCCAAAACAACCTATTGTACTTGTTCCACATCCAACAACCATCCATGTCGCCATCATTACAAAAACTAATAATAGCTTTTTCATTTATATCTTTATTTTGAATGTCCATCAGTTTTAATTTTTGCGAAATATCCTTTATCATTCATAATTTTTGCGAACTTAAACGCCCCCTCTTGATAGTCAAAATATCTTCTACCGATATCTTCTGGTTTTGGCTCAACCCATTTGGTGTTTTCTTTCATTTGAGCATGACTACCTTCAGTATGACTTCTATTACCTTTAATTTTCCAATATTCAACCCAAATGTTCATTTGATTCTTCCCTTTTCTTTAGCTGAGTCTGTAAGTCCATATAAAATTCCTACCACCCCTCCTGTGATTAGTGGATGTATAGTGAAAAATACCCACATACATACTATCAAAAATGTTCCTACGATTAGTCTACCAAAATCAAGCATCAATCCTACCTTCAACCGATACTAGGTCAGCTTTAGCTTCATCTAATTGGCTATATACATCTTTTAGTGCCTCATCTAGTGCACTCTGTTGAGCAGTGATTACTTCCTCAAGCGCCTTTATTCTATTAAGACATTGTTCTTTTATCTGAGGTAGTAATACCTTTGGTAAGTCCTTATATTTATTATTTTCACTCATTTGTCTTTTTCCTTTTAACTTCTTCTCTTCGTTTAGAGATATTATAAAGTTGTGCTGCTATTTCCTGTAGATCATGATCATCCATATAGTCTAGATAATTAATGATTCTTTCTTTCATTTGGGACTTGTCAATGTCCATTGGCATGGGTTTCCTTTCCTATGTTTATGTCGTTCAATAATTAATTTTCTAGCACCCGAATTTTCTTTATTCCATATCTTAGCTTTGTCTATACATCTTTGTTTATTTCTTTGATACCAAGCTTTCTGACTTTTCTTTTTTCTCTCACTATTCTTTTGTTGTTCTAGAACTGCTGCTTTGTTTCTATGATACCACTCTCTTTTTTGTCTTTTTCTTATAGTATTTTGATTCATAAGTTCAAATTGTAGATGAAAGTTGTCCAGATAGTTCCTTCCAACCATACTTACATATCCAATAAGAATCTACTATATCTGTGGTAGGGCCTGTTAGTTTAGTTGATTTTGGTCTGAGAATAGTTTTTAAATTTTGGGGGGTGTCTGGTTCTTTTATAAAAGACTCATACATTATGTCTTTATTTGCATTACCTTTATCAGTAGCAAATTTCTTAATAACTGTAGGTGGTATTGATGAAAATGGTTGTTTTATTTTATACATCTTGTGTTTGAGTAATCCTGAGTTTTCGGCTACTGAACGAACATGAGACTTTCCAGAAGTGGCGAATGCATACCCTTCTATAAACACCACACAATCTTGAGTACACTTCATAGTCCACTCCGACAGCAGGTCATGTCTTTGTTCTTCTGTTTGCCATTCTGGATATATTTCTGGATGCAAATTAGTCAAAAGCCCAAATGTGGGGGGCCGCCTGAGTCTTTGTGCAGTTTCCAGATAATATACATCACACATACTAAAGTTAAACTGTCTATTATCATCTTTGTCTTTCCATACACATATTGCTGGTGAGGTTAATGAATAATCAATCCCAGCTATCATCATCATGACTGTGCCTTTCAACAGGATCTTCTAGTGGACTATTACAAAATGCACAACATTCTATTTTTTCTGTTTCATCTTGCATCTCCCTCTCTACTGGCAGATTAATTGTATATTCATTATCACAATAATCACAATGAACTTCATATAACACATAGTCATCTGCTGGTTTTATTTTTACCATTTATCATACTTTCCTAATTTAAATACTTAGGCTCATCACCCTCTAATTCAAATTTTTCAAATTCTTCTTGTTGTTGTAGTTTTTTAAGATTAAGCTCTGAAGATTCAAAAAATTGTTTTTCAAACTCTTCATCGCGCGGTTCAAACTCTGGATTCATACCATCAAATTCATTTCTGGTAAACCATCTAGATCTCCAACCGCCCTGAGACTTTTCCATTATATTTCCATTACTATCTATATAATCTATATTATCATCTTTAATACTACTATCCCAAAATACATTAATAACACCAAAATCTATACCATCTTCAGTTTGAAAGTGTTGGAAAAAACTATATTTTCCTTCTTTGTGAAAATTTTTAAAGTTTGGTTGACTATACAGGTAATATTTAAACTGAGCTTCCAAGCTTCTTCTTATAGTCAGAAGGTGCTCAGACTCTAATTTTATCTGAGAACCTTCTGGCCACTTAATTCTAAATTTTGGAATTACTTTAGACATATTTAGATAGCATTCTCAAGACTTGTTGGTTTTCTTGCATCAGTTTTAGCCTTTTGTTTGACTGCACAAACTCTCGTAGTGTTATACACATACTGTTCAATCTGTGGTTGAATGAGCCGATTGTCATGTAAAAACATGGTAAACCATTCCCACGAATGTTCTGACTCATATTTGTCTACTGTACATTTAGCTATCTCATATGCATCTCTGGGCGTCATTAATTGTTGAACATTTGGATTTGAGGCCATAGTAAAAAAGTATCTTGCATACCAATACACCTTTTCCCCTTCTGGCCATGGTTCATATCCCCCTGTTTCTTGTACAACAACCTTTTTTTCTTCAATAGGTGGTTGATTTATTGGGATAGTACATCCTATGAATAATATTGAAAATATAATGATGATTAATGAATTTTTCATCTGGTGTCCTAAAGTATTTCACAACCTCCTGCCGTGCATGCCAGTTCTTGACTTGCTATGGTGTAGTCTTGTGATTCGTATTTTGATAACTGTGCCCAATCCACATTTTCTGGCATAGTCTTTAAGGCTTCTTTGTACTCTTCCTCTGTACAGTCTTGATATGGTGCCTGACGATATACATGCTCACTAAAGGGAAGAAATGATATACCACTAATAGAATCAAAATGTTCGTACACCCAAGCTGCTACGTCAACCCACTCATCTTCCTTTACGGAAATTGTAACAGATGGTTTATGTTCACACCAATTTTCTGCATAGGTTTTCCACAAATTTAATTGTTCCATTGCAGTCATATCCATACGGAAAACAGCACCCTTTGGACTTTTCATAGGAAAAGAAAATACTGTTGTATGGTCTGGTTTAGTTACATCGGGTTCATTTGGAAACCCCATCTCTTGCATTAATTTGCAAAGAGGATCTTTATTGTCTGCTCTTACTGTCCGTAAATAATAGGGATTATGACGAGCATGAATACCACTAGCACTATCAACGAGCTGAGAAACAGTACCACTTGGTTTGACACAGGTGATGGCTGCACTGGTTGGAACTCCAAGTCTCTCTGCCCATTCTTTATTTGTTTCATAAGCAATATCTCTTAATTCTTCAAGTAATTTGTCTAATCCTTTTTTAGATCCGTTTGTAATAGGATTATCCATTATTCCTGTGAGTGATACACCCAAAAGTCTTTCTTCATCACAATTTTTCTTCCACTCTCTTGAGAGGTATTTAAAATCTGTGAGGGTAGATTGAAATGTGCCAAGGATAGTCGCAGCTCTAACTTTCTCTTTGAGAGATTCGCGAGTGTCATCTCTTCTGACAACGACTTCTGAAAGGTTACAGAATTCTCGTGACCGAAGAATGATCTCGCTGCACGGATTGGTGCCGAAATCTTCTCTGGCAATTCTTCTAGTAATAAATTCTCCACTTCCATCTCTATATCGTCCATTTAATCCTTCTACTGTTCTTTTAGCTGACATGCCATTATAGATACCTCGTTCTCCCGATTTAGAATCATAGAGACTGAGCCATTCTCGCATGAAAGTGCCAACGTCTGGTTTTTCTTTATAATTAACTGAATTGTTCGCAAGTGCTCGTTGCACGTTATACGTATACCACTCACCATGTTTTGCGAATCGCATTTCTCTGTCGTTGAGGTTAGACAGGCTGATAAGAGCACTGCGACGAACACCACCAACAACCACAATTTCTGCCGTTTTACATACGATATCATGACACTCTATTGGGTGTAATTTTCTGCCTATTGCATTCCTAAAGGTATTTATTGTAAAATTAAATAAATCTACTAGTGGTGCTGGGCCTGATGCCCGTCCACCAAAGGTCTTGAGAGGTGCACCAGCTTCTCTTACTTTAGATACATCCCACTTTTGAATAAGACCA